TCGGAAAGCTTGATACAACCACCTACGATATTGATAATCTCGGCAGGCTTAACTTTGAAAAAGTTGAATGCCCACTGCGAGGAGAATGTAAGAACGAAGGCATTATTTGCAGCCCAAAGTTTAACTCCAAGCTCTCTCCTGCCGAAGAAAGGGTAATGAACCTTATCTATCAAGGTTTCACAAAAGAAGAAGTTGGTGAAAAGCTTTGCCTCTCTCCGAACACAATTAAACAGCATGTCAGATCTGCTTACTGCAAGTTAGGTGTTCACGATAAGGGCGAGTTTGTAAAGCTAGCTAAAGATAATGGATTTTTTAATAATTTAAAGCACTAAGAACAATGAGTATGATTAAAAGAAGCAATGAAATTGCTATTCAGAAAAACGTTAAAATGATGGTTTACGGACAGGCAGGTATGGGTAAGACAACTTTTGCCCTCTCAGCACCTAAGCCTTTGTTGCTTGATTTCGATAATGGTGTCAAGCGTGTTAATACCGCACATTTGGATGATAATGTCGGTATCGTACAGGTTTCTAGTTGGCAAGATATTCTCAACTTGCTCAACTATAACAAGAAGGACTTGGAGGAGTTCGATACCATCGTTGTAGATACTATTGGAAAGATGATTGACTTCATCATCGCTTACAGATGCAATGGTCGCAACCCTCAGATACAGGATTGGGGCACCATCAATAACGACTTCAAATGGTTCACCTCATCTTTGTCACAGCTTAACAAGAACATCGTCTTTGTCGCACATCGTGACACACGCAAGGAAGGTGAAAGTACAGTGTATATTCCTGCACTTCGCGAGAAGAACTACAACAACATCGTTACTGATTTGGACTTGCTTGGCTATCTCGAAATGAGAAGTGAGAATGGTCAGCAAATCAGAACCATCACTTTTGACCCAACAAGCCGTAACGATGGCAAGAATACCTGTCAGCTTCCTGGTTGTATGCAGATTCCGGTTATTCTTGATGCAAACGGACAGCCAACCGCTCCTAATAACTTCATCGCTACTCAGATTCTCTCACGTTATCAGTCTATGATAGCTCAGAAAGAAGAAAAGGTCAAGGAGTACAATAAGGCTCTTGAAGAGATTAAGGAGAGTGTTCAGTTGATTACTGACGCAAGAGGGGCAAACCATTTCATCGAGCACATCAAAGATTATGCAAACTTGGGTAACTCCATCATTCTTCATGCAAGAAGTCTGTTCACCGAGAAGGTAAGTGCTTTGAAGTTGGTTTACAATAAGGAGACCAAGCAATACGAGGACCCACAAGCAGCATAAGCTATGGAAGTAGTCAAGTTTAGGTTCTATGCGACGCTTTTGGATGCGTATCAGAACTACCTTGATAGTGACATCATTTGGAGTAAGTATTGGGGATGGTCTGAAAATCCACCCCATACTCCAGAAGAGTTCAAGAAGATACAATTCCAGTCGTTAATAGATAAGATAAATCGAGTACCATTCGATAGTGAAGCTGCTGACAAAGGCACAGCATTCAACGAGGTTATTGATTGTATGGTCCTTCATCGTAACTCGGAGAATATGGATATTCACACCATTTATCAAGAAGTAGAAGAATATCCGTATAGCAAAAGGGTTCCTGTCGGTGTAGAAGCAAAGCTGAACGGCAGAAGTTTCTGCTTCCCTATTCGGCTAGTCCGACATTATGCAGCCTACTATAAAGGAGCATTGCCACAGGTTTATATACAAGCTGTCTTGCCTACCATGTATGGCAAAGTAATGCTGTATGGGTATATTGATTACCTTATGCCGTTCTGCACTCATGATCTGAAAACAACACGTCAGTATGCGGTTGGCAATTACAAGAGACACTGGCAACATAAGGTCTATCCTTATGCCCTCATGAAGAATGGTTGTGATGTTTACGACTTCGAATACAATATCTCGGAAATCGGAAAGACGTATTACAGAAACTACACAGAGAGTTATACGTTTAACCCTAAAAGGGATATTCCTCTACTCACTCAACACTGCGAAGGATTGATTAGTTTCATTCAAGAAAACAGAGATTTGATAACAGACAAGAAAATATTCAATTTGGTTTAATATGGCAGAAGAAAAGAACACCAATATCGTTGCACTCCAAGAAAAGGATGTGCAATTGGTGGTAAGCAAAGAAACTATCGGCCAGCTTACCACCAATATCAAAGAGGTTAAAGATAGAGTTGAAAAGGCTTTGCCTATGTATGACATCAGCAACTATAGCACCGATGATATTCCAAAGTGCAAGGAAGACAAGGCTTTACTCAACAAGGCAGCTAAAGCACTTGACGATAAGCGCAAGGAGCTTGAAAAGGTTTGGAATAAGCCTTTTGAGGAGTTCAAGACAACCTGTAATGATACGTGCAAGCTTATCAAGAATGCGGTATCTCTCATTGATGGCGTAATCAAAGAAGATGAAAATCGTACCAAGAAAGCTAAGAGAGAAGAGATTGAAAAGCTTGCCGAGAAATGCGGAGTAGAAACCATCGGCATCAAACTAGACCTCATCTTTGATACAAAATGGCTCAACAAGACAACTTCAATGAAGTCTATCGAAAAAGCTATCACTGAAAAGGTTGATAACATCAAGAAAGACCTCGAAACCTTGAAGTTATTTGCAGAAGATTACGATGCACTTGCCGCCCGATACAAGGAAAATCTCAATCTGCAGGAGACTATCGCATACGCAAACAAGCTGAAAGACCAGCGTGCTAGCTCAGTGTCCCCTAGTAAGAAAGAAACTGCAACACCACCTCCAACATCACCTCAGAAGGAAGTCGCGGAGAACAATGCAGCCGAACAACAGAAAGAGCAGCCGAAGAATGGTAAGATGTCTTCTAATGAAGAAGATGCCATGGATGCTTTCGCTGCCGCTATGGGACAGTCGGTTGCACCTCCTACTCCAACCGAGACACGTACTTACGTTTGTACCGGTACAAAAGAGGCAATGGAATGTTTGGAACGCTTCATGCGTGACAATGGTATCACTTTTAATGTTCAGTAAAAATGGCATTTCAGATTAGTGGAATTATTCAGCATATAGGGAATACGGAGAGTATTCCCTATCAAGACAAAGTCTTCAAAAAAAGAGAGCTTGTCTTGGATTGCTCCTATCGTAACCAGTTCACAGGGCAGATAGAGAGAGCAAACTATCCAAAGTTTGAGTTTACAGGCAATCACGTTGATGATCTGAACGGCTTCAATATGGGTGATATTGTGACGGTATCATTCTCCTTGAATGGTTCACGCTCAGAGAAAGATGGGCAAGTCAGATACTTCACTAACGTTCAAGGTTATAAAATCGAGAAATATCAATCTCGTTATAATCAGCAACAGGGTGGAAATCAGACCGCACAAGCGGCTAACGGAAATCAGCCAACACCTACACAAGGGGCATGCCAAAGCGCACAACAAGCAGCTATGGAGTCTGCAAGAAATGCAGCAGCACCACCTGCACCTAATTTTCCTCCCGCAGTAGATGAGAACGGAAACCCTATTCAAGGTAATAATGATGATTTACCATTTTAAAACTTAGACTATGGCACTCTATAATTTGAAGAACGTTTACGATAGGAAGAAGTTCAAGGAAGCCTGCAATCAGATGGTTCTGAAGAACGAATACGTTGAATTGAAAAAAAAGAATACTCAACGTTCTTTAGCTCAAAACAGCTATCTACATTGTCTGTTAGGTTACTTTGCTTCCGAATTTGGTTACACTCTCGAAGAAGTCAAGTTTGATATTTTCAAAAAGATTTGCAACCGAGATATATTCGAGAGAAAGCGACTTAACAGAAGAGGACAGGTGGTTACCTACATCAGAAGTAGTACAGAACTCGATAAGGCAGAAATGACAACTGCAATAGAAAGGTTCAGAAATTATAGTAGTGCTCAGTGTGGGCTTTACCTACCTACACCTCATGAAGGTGAAATGTTATTTTTTGCTCAACAACAGATTGAGCAGTGTAAAGAATTTGTATAATTTAAAACAGAAAATATTATGTTAGCAGATTTGGATGGTCACAGACCAGAGAAGATTGAGTTTTGTTTGACCGAAGCTCAGAAAGAAATGTTCAAGGACGTGTTGGTACTTTGCGAAGGTGCAAAGAGTGCAGATGAACCTATCAAGGTTCTGCATGACAAGTTCAATGCTCTCTTCCCAGACAATGAAGTTGTTGACCGCAAGTATGATGATTTCGAGATTCACGCTATCCGTGAAGAGTACTGCATCAAGCAGGAGAATGATGTGCCAAAGCGCAAGGAAGAGTTGGAAACCGTTCTTGCTCAGATCAAGACGATGAAGAAGAATGCCGAAGAAGCATACGCATCAGCACTTCTTGAAGTCAGTGATTTGGCAGAAAGAGTTAAGAATGGCATCACGGATTTCCGTTTACCTTCTACTAAGACCGCTCGTATTGCTCTCAATGGTCATTACCTCTTCTTTGCTTGGGTAGATGATAAGTTCCAGCTTTGCAAGGTTGAGAAAATTCCAGATTGGGATAGAAGCGGCTTATGGAGCCAGGAAGATGTCAATCAACAGGCTATGAAGGAAGTTTTCGGCATCGAGTTCCCCGAAGTAGAAAAGCCAAAAACAAAGGCTGAGGAGCAGACTGATGATAATGACCTTCCTTTCGGTGATGATGATGAGAATGGTAATGATGAAGACGAGTAATCATGTACACACTCAGACCATATCAGAAACAAGCAAGTGATGCTGCCGTCAGAGCGTTCACAGGCAAGACTAAGAAGAATGGACTTCTTATCTTGCCTACGGGCGCAGGCAAGTCGCTTGTAATCGCAGATATTGCAAGTAAGCTGGATAGTCCGCTACTCGTCTTTTGTCCGTCAAAGGAAATTCTAGAGCAAAACTTCGCTAAACTGCAAAGCTATGGTGTTTTTGATTGTGGAGTATATTCCGCTTCTGTTGGTTGCAAGGATATAAACAGAATAACTTTTGCTACCATCGGAAGCGTTATGAACCACATGAAAGACTTTCAGCACTTCAAGTACGTAATGGTTGACGAATGCCATCTTTGTAATGCGAAAGGTGGACAATACAAAACCTTCTTCGAAGCCGCGGATAGACAGGTTATCGGCTTAACAGCAACACCATATCGACTAGGAAGGGGACTTAATGGCAACTCGATGTTAAAGTTCATTACGAGAACTAGACCAAGAATATTCGATGAGGTCCTGTACTATTGTCAGATTTCAGAATTGCTTGCAAAAGGTTATCTTGCCGATTTGAGATACTTCGATTGCACTCAGCTAGATATGTCTAATGTGCATACCAACTCAACAGGAAACGACTTTGATGAAAACTCCCTAAAGTTGGAATATGAACGAAGCGGATTCTATGATCAGCTTACTTCCACTACCCTACGTGTATTGAAGCCAAAGAATAAAATACCGAGAAAAGGAGTTTTGGTCTTCACTCGATTCACGGAAGAAGCGGAAAGATTGACAGATAAACTGCAACAGAAAGGTATTAATTCTGCAATCGTTACAGGCGAGACTCCAAAGAAAGAACGTGAAGCTATCTTGGGGAAGTTCAAGGATGGCACCATAAAGGTTGTCTCTAATGTCGGAGTTCTCACCACAGGATTTGATTATCCCGCACTTGACACGGTTATCTTGGCAAGACCAACGAAGTCTTTGAGTCTCTACTATCAGATGGTGGGACGAGCTATCAGACCTTTCAAGGATAAAGACGGATGGATAATCGACCTTGGCGGTAGTTTCCGTTCCTTCGGAAAAGTCTCTGATTTAAGAATAGACCTAGAGGTGCAAGGTTCATCAAGATGGTGTATCAAGTCTTTAGGCAAACAATTGACTAACGTAAGTTTTTAAATTATGAAAATTGAAGCAAAACAGATTAATGAGTGGGTTAAAAAAGCCTACGATAATGCTGTCAAACATGGATGGCATGAAGAAGAAAAGTCTAATGCGCATTGGTTGATGATGGTCTGCACAGAAGTAGCAGAAGCCGTACAAGCTGACCGCAAAGGAAACTATATGGACGACCTTGACAAAGAAGGTCTTAAAACCGTACTTGCCAACGACCATGGTGGCAGTTTGTTCAACAAATACTACTCTAATACCATCGAGGGAAAAGTAGAAAGCGAGTTGGCAGATATTTGTATTCGTGTCTTTGATTTAATGGGTGTTTGTGGTGTTGTGGCAAAGGACGGATTTTCCACATTTGACTCTGAGGTTAAATGTGCTAAACAGCATAGCTTTACTGAGGACGCTATGGTTGTTACTAGAATTATTGTTTCGTGCAACCTTAACTCATCTATAAGAGTAAAGGCAGAAATGTTCTGTGTCTTATTTACAAGTATTCTTTCCTCCGTATTTGAATGGGCAGAAGCACTTGGAATCGACCTCGTTCAGCACATCAACTTGAAGATGCGTTATAACGAAAGCAGAGAATACCATCACGGAAATAAGCTGTATTAAAGAGTCCTATGGTTATGAATAAATACTATTTCAACCGCAAGCCAAAAGCAGCTCAAACCGAAAAAAAAGAGGTAAAAAAGACTACTTCTAAGAGCAAACCTAACTTGGTTAAAAAGCTCGATCGGATATTCTCTCTTTATATCCGTTTGCGTGATGTTATGTCTAATGGCTATGTTCGGTGCATATCCTGCAGGCAGATAAAGAGCTTTGAAGATGTGGACTGCGGTCACTTCCATAGTCGCCGCCACATGGCAACTAGATTCAATGAAGATAACTGCCATGCTGAATGTAGGTATTGTCTCACTCCCGATGCCCTCATCCTAATGGAAGATTTGAACTGGAAACCACTAGGAGAAATATCAGAAGGTGATTGCCTCTTTGCGTTCGATGAGGACAATGAAGGAAGACATAAGCATCGTCAGTACAGAACTGGAGTTGTCACACATCTGCATCGTGACATTCAAAATGTGTACAGAGTTAGACTAGAGAATGGTGACCATGTAGATACTACTGCTGACCATAAGTGGTTGGTTCGTGACAGAGGTTCACGTATGAAGTGGATGAAGACCAAAGACCTTTGGTGTAATGGAAAGAGGTTAAATGGCAACAACAAGACAGGTCCACACTGGGGAGAAATTAGCACAACGGTATGCAAGATAATCAACGTAGTGCATCATGACGAAAGTAATGATAGTGGTTGGTTAGCAGGGATGATTGATGCTGATGGTCACCTATGCCAACAGAACATTTTCGAGAATGACGGAAGTGTTAGGTACGGATTTAGGATAGGTGTTGCCCAGTCAGAACATTATCCGAAGATATGTTCTAGGATACGAGACCTTATTACCAAGTTTACAGACAATGGAAAGTATTGCACTCAGCGAATGGATGGAAAACAAGGTAATATAAAAAGTAACTATAGGGCATACCAGTACCTAGTGACTGGCTCTAACATAGAGAAAGTACAGTTCCTGCAACGTGTACGACCTATGAAGTCTGATAAGTTTGACGTAAACAAACTAGGATCCGTGAAGTCCCAGTACGACACCAAGGTTAAGTCAGTTGAATATCTAGGCAAACGTGAGATTATAGTGATGGAGACATCAACGCACACGTTTATTGCGAATGGTTATGGTATGCACAACTGCAATCGTTTCTCTGCGGACCACCTCATAGGCTACCAACGCAACCTCATTCAAAAAATAGGACAGCAAAGATTTGATTTGCTAAACGTGAAAGCACATTCTACATGTCACTTCACTAATAGCGAACTAGAAGATATGATTGCTCACTATACGGCTGAGGTTAAGAAACTTAGCAGTCTCAAAGGTATCAAAGTTAATATTTGATAATATTAGCGGCAATATTATTTAATCAATAAATAATTTGTTATCTTTGCACCGAAGAAATTAAATCTCTGAAACGTGGAACTTTCAGATAAAAAATATTCAGACCTCAATAAGTATTGTTTGGGTTCCACCTGCGTAAGCAGCTAAACAAGAAAGTTGAGGTTTTATTGTACAACTATGGCAGATTGGATAAGACTTCCTCGCAGCATCTTTGATTGGGATTGGTTCGATAAACCCGAAATGCTGTCCCTCTTTCTATACTTGCTCAACAATGCAAAAGAGAAAGAAGTGAAGCATGATGTGATAGTCGAGCATAGAGGGCAGTTTTTAACTAGTCTTGGAAAACTCAGCAATATTATTGGTGCAGGAAAACAAGTGGTTAGAACTTGTTTGTCAAAGCTAATAAAAATGCAGCTAATAGAAGTGAATACGGAAAGATTATATACCATCATCACTATCTGCAATTATGATAACTATTTTGAAGCTGAGGTCAATAAGCCTAAAAATGAGCTAAAGAATGAAGATACTAAACCAGAAGAAGCACCTAAGGAAGATAAGCCTAAGAAAACGAAAGAAGAGATTGCGTCAGCAACAGAAAAGCGGAAGGAGAAATTTTATCAAGAGTTAATCCCTTATGTTGCAACTTATGGTAAGGATATGATCAGAAAGTTCTATGACTATTGGTCAGAGACTAATAAATCCAAAACAAGGATGAGGTGTGAGACTGAGAAAACATGGGATTTAAATCTAAGGCTACAAAATTGGGCAAGACGAAATAAAGACTTCGGAACAAAGCAATCTGGTACGGCTCTACATAATTCGGAAAACAAAGATTATAACGAAGGAGGATGGTAATTATGAATGTAGATTTCAATCAAATTATTCAAAGATTCGAGAAGGGAGAAGACCTGTTTCTCGCTGACAAGGTGAGAATAAGGATTCCTAACGCAGAACAAAGGCTTCGTGGGGGGCTAGACTATTTCGTTGATAAATACACCTGTGGGGAAGTTCCTCATGCGAAATGGCTAGAGAATAATTATCGTCCTATCGTTGATTGGATGACAGACAATAAAGGAAAGGGGCTTCTTATTACAGGTGGGTGTGGTCTCGGAAAAACTCTGATAGGTAAGCATATACTTCCTTTACTCCTTCAAGACTCTTGCAGAAAACTCGTCAATATCTTTACTGCCCAGGAGTTGAATACAAAGATTGATGAGATTCTGAAACTCCACATCATTTATATTGATGATATTGGCACAGAGGAGGTTTCGAAGGTTTATGGTAATGTACGATGTACATTCTCTGAATTATGTGATGCAGCAGAGCAAAAGGGGAAGCTTCTCATCATTACCACCAACTTAACTGCAAACGAACTCGAAGCAAAATATGGAGAACGAACTATAGATAGGTTAAAAGCCATCACTAAGTTTGTCCCTTTCACAGGTAAATCATTAAGAAAATAGATATGGAAATTAAAGAAGACAAAGATTTCTTGTTTGCTACAAAGCAAGCTAGATTAGCAACCTTCCTTGAAAATGATGAGGAAAGAAGAATGTTTAGAAACGCCATTTACAATGCTATTAAGTGGGGTAAAAGACATTAGTATATAAACTACAAACAAAAGAGCAATGAAGATGTTACAAGACGTTACAGATTGGTTCAAGGCTGAAATTCTTGGCGACCAATCATTACAACAGGAGAGAAAGAAACTGAAATCACAGAAAGATTTCGAGAAGCGTATTAATGAAGCAGCTCGCCATGTCTGCCTCTCAGATCGTCCTAATGATGATGGGGCTCCATATCCTGTTATCTGCATGGATGGCACCGTTATCTACAAAATCTGCGAGAATCCTCGAATCGAGAAAGGAGAAATCAGCCTTGAAGATGTAGGGGAAGTTTTGGTAAGACAACGCATTCATTATACCGAAAATAAGCTGAATTACAGATAGTTATGCGGTTTAAAAGTTAAATAAAGTTGCTAAAAAGCGATTAAAGAAAGTAACGTTTGGTCAATCCAAAATTTCTTTGTACCTTTGCATCAGTTAATTAAACAACAAATAAGTTTAACAATTAAATGATAAGAGCAATGAAAAAGGTAAAGTACGTTATTAAGGCAACAAAGTTCAAAGATAACACATACGAAGATGTTGTTTTTGAAAATCAGCCACTCAGTCAAAAACAAGAAACATTCAGCGACGTAAAGCACATCTTAGATTTGGATTTCGAGAATGCTTTAGACGAAGGCAAGAAAGTTCAGTATGACGGAGTAGAGCTTGATATCTTCAATGAAGATGGTACTATTCTCAAAGAATGGATTCAAGACGTAGCATAAAGGTAATGGGGTGACTAACCATCGCTCCACAATATATAGAGCAATGAAATACGAAGAAACGTTTAAATCCGAAGTAGCTTCAATTGAAGCTATGCTTTACAAAGCAAAACAACGTAGAAAAGAATATGGTGCATTGAATGCCATGATATACATGAAAGGATGGCTTAAAGTTGTCTACGAAGAACTGAACGATTTCACATTGACTTAACAAAAGATATGAAACATGTATGTAGTAATTGCATATCTTCTGATATATGCTATTGTGAAGGCAAGAAGCCTAATGACACTTGCCATCAATGGGAATGGAGATATACAGGTTTATGGTTTGATAATTAAAAAGTAAGACAATGGGAAAAGAGAAAGTTACAGTAAACGATTTGAAGGTTACACTCTCAGAGCTTGGTGTAACATCTGGCTTGAAGCAGGAAAAGATTATTCAACGCCTGCAGGTCAATGGCTGCTTGATTGCAATGGTAACAGATGTATTGGATCAGCTTATCAAGGATGAACAGGGCATGTTTAGGCTGTTAAGCGTTCGCTACAAGCAAGAGCAGAAGATGCACTACACTCAGATGCAGGATGCAGCCAAAAAGTACTACTTCCATTTGAAACCCTTTAATAAGAGTTTCTTCGGTGACGAGAAAATTTGCGCCAACCTGGAGGATAACGCAAATGACATCTATGAAATCATCAAGCTTCTTGCGGACCATACTAACGACCATAAGGATATGGAAGTGATTAAGAGAAACCTCAGAAAGAGAAAGTTGAACCATCATATTTTCGATTAAGATTATGGCAAAAGAAACAATATTATCGCTAACCCACTTCGAGCAAGCCTACTTGCTCGACGCTCTCATTGAATATGTTGAAACCCACGAAGGTTTTTACAAGATTCAAGGAAAGACCTTTCATCAGATTCCAGAACAATACAAAAAGCAATTGATTGGGTTGAAGAAGATCGTTAACAGATTGGCTCCTTATACTTTTAGGTATCTAGACACCTTTAATAAATAACATCACTTTTAAAATATTCAGATTATGTCAGTATATAAAGCAAACGTAGATTTATCAGACTTATTTCACGATATGTCTTACAATTATCAGAAAAGCTTCCTTGTTGAAGAGTTCTGTTCTTTACCTATAGAACATCAGGTAAAAGTTGTTGGCGAAATGCTGAAGAACCTTAATGGCGATCAGACAGCCAAAGTTATAGAAGACGCTTTTGATAACTTGCATGAGCAAGCACAGGAGCACGTAATCAACTATGTGAACGAATAAGGCTATGATGTCCGATAAACAATATAGAGTTGCTCGCAAGGGTGTTGTTGAGCAACTTAAATTAGCTCAGAGACTTCATTGCAAGCACATGGAGCAGAAGTATAAAGAGGCTTTGGAGAAGTTAGAGAAACGCTTCTTAAAGCCGGATGCCGTGGGCTGCTTCGATTTGGGCGCAAGGGTATCAAATAGTTATTATCATCTTTAAATGGTTTAGATTATGAAAATGGCAAAACATATTATTATAGATATAGAAACATTAGGTAGAAGAAATGATGCTGCTATTACTCAAATCGGCATAGTACCAGCAGATGAAAATTTCGATGTATTAGATCGTTATCTGATACAAGCAGAACCTAAAACTTGGAACACTTGTGAAAGGACATTCACTGGAGAAACTTTACTCTGGTGGATTCAGCAAAAGAACAGTCCAGAAAGTAATAAGCCTACTCATATTGTCCATAGCTACAAATATTTAGTAGATAAGCTATATCAAATCTTTAATAGATACAATACAGAAGACACTATAGTGTGGACTAAAGGGGCAATGGACCTGTTTTGCATTAAAGACATATGTGAGTATCTTAATATGGAAGCTCCCTGGAAGTTTTGGCAACCTAGAGACATCAGAACCGCAAAGGAGTTCATTAAAGAGTGGAAGACCTTTGAGAATAATAATCATAACGCTCTCGATGATGCTTTGAATCAGTTGAGAGAGTTGAAAGCTAACTTAATTGAAAGATAGATGGGTACAAAAGTAGAAGTAAGAACTATTCCTTTGCATGGATTGTTCATCCATCGTAAACAAGTTTGGCGGTCACTCGGTAAGCTGAGAGCTGAAAGCCATTCTACGTCAGCGCAAAAGGTGTTTATGAATGAGCATAATACTGAGGTATCAACTGAGAATGCTGATTTCGTTGATGGCTTGAAAGTCACTCCTTATGATGGTGAGCTGCCAAAAATATCAAAAAACGTTGGTAGTATGAGTTACTACCAGTATTGTTTAACGCAAAAATTGGTTTAGTTATGGAAACTGAGATTAATATAGTGGAAATCCTAAAGGATAAGCCAGCAAATACGAAGCTATATTCTCCTTTGTTTAGTGAAGTATTTTTTTCGCATGTAAGTGGCGGTTATATAGCTGTGGAACATCATGGAGGTACATCACTATTCTTAAGTAGTGGCAGATTCTATGATTACGATGGAGCAGAGCCGTTATTATTCCCTTCAAAGGAAATGCGTGACTGGCGCAAATTCGCATGGAAGAAGGGCGATGTGCTGGTTAATAAAGATGGGGATGTACATATTATATTTGAAAGATTTGTTGATGATACATATTGCTCTTTCGTAGGGAAATATTATCTTTGGAAAGAGAATAATGATACAGAACAGTTCTATGAAAAAGAACGATTACTAACTTCTGATTTCAACAAAGCAAACAAAGAAGAAGCTCAGACCTACATCAACACCATCGAAGAAAAATTGGGTAGTAAACTCAATCGTGAAACCTTTGAGATTGAGAAAACCCAGCCAGAGTTTAAGGATGGGGACATTGTTTGTATCTCGGGCATGGGGTATCTTGCTTATGGTATAGTCAAAAGCATTGATTATTCTTCAAAGAAGCTAGAATACTATGTGTTAAATGATATGAGCACCTTAAAATTTGAAGATTGGTTATCATTTGAAGACAAGCAGATACAGCCTATCACAGAGACTCAACAAATAATTCTCTTTGACACTCTCGCAAAGAGAGGCAAGGCTTGGGATGCTGAGAAGAAAGCTATTGTGGGCTTGAAGCCAAAGTTTGATGAGCTGAAACCATTTGATAAGGTGTTGGTTAGAGATAGTGAATCAGATAAGTGGCGTGCAAATTTGTTTGGTTATATAGACAAAGATGAATATTATCATTGCGTTTATGCTAATTGGGTATATTGCATTCCTTATGCTGGTAATGAGCATTTGTTAGGCACAACTAAAGACGTGGAGGGCTAGGTATGAAAGAGCTTAAAGTTGGCGAAAGAGTTGTCTTGGGTATCGTTGTTACTGAGACTATAACTTGTGCGGGTTGCTTCTTTGAAAGCAAGGGTGCTTGTGAAGTTTGGAGAAAATATCCATGCGATAGTAAACAACGCTCAGACCATAAGAATGTAATCTTTAAAGAAGTTAAGGTATAAAAAATAAAAATGAAAAAGAATAAACACTCATTAAAGATAAGTCGTAGCTACTTTGGCGAAACTACCCTTGATGGTTATCCTATAGCTACATATTCAAATGATGAATTGAAGATTCTAAAGAACCTGCTAGAAAAGGTTCTGTGTGAAGTAAATGAATATATAAAAGACTAGGCGTATGAAACATAAGTTGAAAATGATATGGCGAATCCTCCGTGACAGACAGGTTGTAGTAATAACCGAAGACCACGGAAGTATGTACTATAATTGGGATACAAGAAGTCTTGAGGATGTTTGCCATATGTGTCACAAGGTATGTGAAATGGCTCTTATGATGGATAATAAAAAGTAAAACGTATGGAAAAGTTAGAATATATTCCAGGAGATTTGGTGATGACAAACGGAGTACCTTTAGGCACCTCTAAGAATGTTGTTTACCGAGTAACATCATCAGACCCATCAAAGATTTTGAAGTTAGATGATGGAACGGTTCTGAAAGGTGTTGTCTGCTTAGAGAACATCGAAGGTGCGGAATTAGGAGAGAAAGGCTATCTCTTAGGTGACTGCTGTGCTTGGGTTAAGGATATTGTTCCTATTCCTATCACTCAGAAAATTCTATGTAAGAATAAATGGGAAGCAAATGCTATTGACTATGATTATAACATCAATGATAAGCTATACTTTTGTGCGTTCCCAACAGATAGAGAAGTAGGTTGTATTGAATTAGAAGTCTATAACAATATTGCTCCTGATAGCTATGACGTATGCCAAGATGATTTTTATCTTGGGGATATTTCATACGTGCATGACTTGCAGCACCTTCTCTTTGGTCTAGGTATTAATCACGAAATGGAGGTGTAGGTATGGAAGTAATAATTAAGAAAGTCTACAAAGCTGTAGGGTGTGAAAAAGGACACTACTTTGGGACGTTTGCACATTTTAAAGAGTTGCGTGAGAGTTCTAATTTGTCAGTACAAAAGACTTGCTTTTGCTGTGGGCACAAATTCCAACCAGAAGATTTTATTTCTTTAGCATGTTTTGACAAAGGCATGGGAAACAAATTTCTTTGCCAAAAGTGTAAGGATATAGCATTAAAAGATTTAGGTGATAAAAATATTTATTTACATTAGTGTTTAACGTCTTCAGACATAATTTTAAAAGATATGACAAAAGAAGAATTAAATGTAAAGGTTGCCAAACAACTAAGCATTATCAATGATGCTAACGATGAAATCTGTTCTTACGTAAATGATTACATCGAAAGTCTTCCATACAAGGTTGGCGACAAAGTTAGCTGCTCTAGATGTGATGTTTGTTGGATTACAAGCATCGTCCCTAATCGAGGTTACGGTGGCTATAATGGTGAGATTGAAGTAAAAATCAACCCTGCTAAGAAAGATGGCACTCGCTCCAATAGAGAGTTTGTACTATGGAGTATGGAAATTGATAGTATCAAAAAGATTAGTTAATCATCCTGCAAAGGATATAAATAGATAGTAATATGAATACAGAAAAATTAGAAAGAGGAAATATCTTAGCAAAGTGTTTAATTCCTAAAGTAGATGTACTCTTAAGTATGTCTCCAAAAGTAAGCAGTGGTGAACTTGCAGATGATATTCGGAAATTATTACTGCTTGATATGAAATTTGATACTAAATTCAAGCAGCTTCTGAATGAAACAAAACAGAGATTTCAGAAAGAGTTTGATGAGCTTTAGTAAAACTAACCATCCCTAATGGGATATAAATATAAAGTAATTATGAAAAAGTTTATTGGTACAAAGGTCATTATGGCAGAGCCTATGACTATGACAGAAGCACAGATAGTGCTTGGTAGAGAAATTAAGCCAACAACCGTTGAGGAAGATGGCTACTTAGTAGTATACAAGAACGAATATAAGTCTTGGTCTCCTAAGAGTGTGTTTGAGGAAGCCTATCGTGAAGTAGGCTCTGTTAACTTCGGTGGTGCTATTGACTTATTGAAGGCAGGTCTTGCGGTAAGACGCAAGGGATGGAATGGCAAGGGATTGTTTATCGTTAAGCAGGTTCCTTCTCATATCACAGGTGACATCATTCCTAATATGCAGTCACTCCCTCAGTCTGCCAAGATCATCTTGATGAACCGTGAGAATCCTCACATTGACTATACTAATCAGATGCTTATCATCAATCCAGATGGAAGAGCAGATTCTTGGGTTCCTTCCGTATCTGATGTATTTGCGGAAGATTGGGAGGTTGTAACTGAGTAACTAACCGCCCTCTCCTTGGCGACAAGGAGAGGGTAAAAAGAAGAGAATATGGCAGAGATTATTTACTTTGGAACAAATGGGTGTTCCGGTCATTATCCTATCGGCATCGACAAAGTGCTGACCTCGGCAGAGTATGAGATATGGCGCGAATGCGATAATGAAACTTGGATAAATAATATCCGAAAGAATCCTGGTCGCCACGTTATCGAGCATCACGGAGAGGTTTATACTAATTATGGTGTTCCTTTCTCTGTAGATGATGAAAGAGGAGGCTCACATACCGAACTATTTTGGAAAGGCATTCATACGAAAGAAGAAATCGTCAACTTGATAAAGAATAATCAGTTTTTGGCAAGGCAATTCAAAATGGATGAGGCAATTAAAGATGTGGCAACAGTTTGTGGTGTCAGGTACGAAGATATTAAATCTGCGATAAACATGACACAAGTATTCGCAGGTGGTAAAAAAAAGAGAATATGAATGCAAATAAAATAACATTAGCTGGCTATATTGTATATCTCCAAAGTATGTATAAACGATATGGCAATATAAGTATTGCACAACTAAAGCATATAGAAAGAATCAGAAAAAAAAAGGAGGATAAGCAATGAGTAAAGTAACTGCAATTAATATAATTATCAAAAAGAAGAATCAATTAAGAAAGCATAAAGAGGGATATGTTTCTTACATTAATATTGATGAAGTTCTTGTGTGGTTGAACGATATTCAAAAAGAATTGGAGGATGATTATGACTAGAGAAGAATTACAAAATAAACTTGGCGATGCTATCTGTGAATATTGCAACAAGAACATTATTTCAGAACATAACATCGGCATAGGTTGGCTTTGCGAAGGTCAGTTTTGTGAGGAAGCACAAGATGGCTACGCAGCAGAAAATAACATAGAATTGGAGGACTAAGTATGATACAAAAACAGACATGGAAGGACGAAATCAGAATTTTAATAACTGATGAAGAAAATCTTGGTTCTGTTCAAATATCCATTCCGCTTTATGTTAGTGATATTTTCGGCAAAACTGAAGCTCTAATATATGCACTTTGGGTGGACGTTGTTCATAGGAGAAATGGTGTTGCGCAACGCCTATTACAACTAGCAGAGCAACAAGCTAAGTTGAATGGAGTGAAGACAATCGGATTAGAATTTAACAAAGATGAATCTGATAGCTTTGTTCTAGATTGGTATCTCCGCAGTGGTTACAAACCATTTAATAAGAAAAGTAATTTATTGATCAAGAAATTAGAGGATTGAGTATGAACAATAAAGTTAAAGAAGCATTGGGTAGTGCAAGCTACCTTACATATCACTGGAGACAGTACTCCTTTGAGCAGCTTGAAAAAGAAATGGTAAGAGTGTGTGGATTGTGCCACAAAGCATTGGGCATTCCACAAGATGATAGCGTTACAGACTTCGAGCGAGGTCAGTGGTCAGTTATCCAAAATGTGATTGGCTACATCAAAGATTATAGCTCAGCAGCACAACTTTGCCGAGAAGCTGGTATCGGTTATAAGAAGATAAAGGCTCTTCAGAAGGATTGTGGTTATAACTACAAGGAAGAAGTTAATGACTTCCTAAAGGAAAGTCGTAATTGTGGAACTGATTTAAAATTGGAGGAATAGTTATGGATAAAAACGTTTGTGATAATACATTAGTATTTGGTAGCTGCTATGCTAGAAGTTGTATTGAAGTGCCTTCTTTGAAGGCAGGAAAGGCTAAATGGAAGGCTTTTTATGATAGGTTCCCTTGGCTTAAAGGTCAACCTTTCTATCTTAGACGTTCATGCTTCTGGGATGGAGGTGAAAGAAATTTGAAGGCAATAAAGATAAAACTTAAAAAGATATAGTTATGGCATGGGTGGCGGTTGATATGTTTGGTTGCGAACGAGTCTATGAGCAAAAACCTAGAAGGTTTGCTAATTGTGTGTGGGTTCCAACACGATGTAGTTATGCAGATAGATTAAATGACTTTGTTACAATCCCAAATGGCAGCATTAAGAAGCTCATCGGAAGAGAATTGTCTTGGAAAGATGAACCAGTAGAACTTAAAGAAGAATAGCTTATGTTTGGATTTTATGTTATACTTACCATAGCTGTTCTATTTATAGCTTTTATGGGTGGAGTTATCGGTTATTTAATTGGTAAATATTGGAAAAAGATGTAGCTTATGAAAACAGAAAATGTAAAGTTTAAGGCTAAAGAACTTGGAACAGGAAAATGGAAAGAAGGTTTTCTTCAAAGAGACATGGATTACAACCTATGTATTCTTATTGCTAAAAAAGAAGAGCATTCTTGGTATTGGACTCAAATTGACCCTTCAACAGTCTGTATGTTCACAGGACTGACAGACAAGAACGGAGCACCTATCTATGAGGGGGATATAGTTATATACAAAGATAACAATGGCGAGAAAAGAGGTGATATTAATTGGGATAGTAAAGCTGCTGCTTTCTGCTTTGGGCAAGATTTCTTAGTTCACTACCCTTCTGAAGATATGGTTGTTATTGGTAATAAATTCGATAAGTAGCGTATGAAGAATAAGATATTAGATTTAATCAAATCAGCCGGTTTGCTCTTTTTGATTTTCATAATAGGGGTAATTGGTTTTAGGATTTCTTTCAGCTTAGGAACTCCACACGAAAAAGAAGAGTTTAATATAAAAATATTCACCAAGAAAGGGCATGAGTACCTGTTTGTGGGCAGGGAACATGGAGCTTGCGTTATTATTCACGCTAGTAGTTGTCCTTGTAATAAAAAGAAGTAACATATGAAAGTTAGGTTGGCAAAGAAAATTATGAAGTATCGCTCTGGCAGTTTTTTATATGATTTGATGCGCTTGGAAGGCTTGGACGTTTCTAAAGAGCTGTCAAAGATAAAGCAATACTGGGAGCCTAGATTGGCTTTGTATTATGCCACTAAAGGTGGTTGTTATGGCAGAGTTGACCATCGTATAGTAAAGGCAGAAAAGATTACAGAAAGATATTCTCGCAAGCTGGTGAATTTTCCTTGCTAGGTTTGCTGGTAAAACTCATTTCGATATTAGAGATATATCAAGTAGTGCAAATAAACTAAAAAGATATGACTTATGATAAGAGAAAGATATTATTACGCAGTAGCCGCCTTCATGCGTAAGGATGGCAAATTAACCTATACCTCAGTTACGAGCTCCGTTAAAGGGGAAGAGGAGGATATTAAGTTCTATCCTATAATGGACCTCATCACTGACGTAGAAGAGAAATTCAAGGATGATATGGTTAGCGGTACAACTCTCATACATAGCGTTACTGAGATTAGTAAAGAGGACTATGAAGCCTATAATGAACGCATAGCTAAGATAAATAAGAAGGAGGGTTAGCACATGACATTTTTGAATATTACCGTAGGTGAGAAGGAGTTTGATGAAATAAAAGAAGGCAAGGTAGGACTAGTATGTTTACCTTGCACTCCACTTTGGTGTCATACATTAGTCGATGGTGTAAAGAGGGAGGAAAGATTAGACCAATTAACGGCTAGATTAGATAGTAATGGCAAACCTCATATTCAGTATGGAAATTCTGTTGACCATTACTTTAAGAAAGTTGATTATGTTCAGCTTTCCTGTAAGGTTGGTTCTCAAATAAGAGTTCTCGTTAAGGATTGCGCAGGTTTCAGTATTGAGACTACTCAAACGAAAAAGGACAATGGCTTTGTCGAGTTTAAGCCAAAAAACTTTGTTGTTCATCTAAAATGATTAAGATTAGCTTATGGAAAGATTAACTAAAGTAATGGATAAGTATTTATCTGATGCGAAGAAAAAGGTTTTGACCCTCATCGTTAGCAAGCAATGGTTCGATATGATAGTGTCGGGCGAAAAGAATGAAGAGTATCGGGTAATTAAAGGTTTTTGGATGAGTCGCCTTCTCCTTATTAAGGATGAGGAATTCAAAGATTTCGATAAGTACGATAAGCTTCATATCGGTAAGACATTTGAGATGCTTATAGACACCAATACTATCAAGGAGAAACTGAATAATGGTACAATGAAGTTCGTACCATTCACTCACGTTCTCTTCAAGAACGGCTACTATGACGATAGCCCAAAGGTCGTGAAGGAAATTGAGAGTATCACCATCGGCAAGCCTAAGAAGGAAATGTGTCCAGACAAATGGTTGGATCATGAATTTTTCATCATCAAGTTCAAGTAATATGGATAAAACAACAGAGCTATCATATAATCACCTCATTTCGCAACTCAGAAAAGAAAACGCTGATTTGAGGAATGAGGTGCGAGAATTAAGGAAGTTGCTAACAAGAAAAGGTGACAAACCGCCTAATTAACACTCCGTAACACCATGTTAAAAGCAGTTTTTGCGTTTTTCTTGTCAAATTAGCTTCCTGTAATTTTCGGTAACATTAGTTAAGTTAACGAAACGGCAAATACTTCACATAAGCCTTTCTAAGCTGTTCTATTTTCTTCCCCATATCCTTATACCATTTTTCAGAAAAAGCCTTATATAGAGGAAAATAGTCTTTATTTAACACTCTAGTTATCAATAAGTTATATAAAGTTAAGCAAGAAAAATAATGAGGTTAAAATTTGGTCATTTGCAAAAAAATGACTATCTTTGCACCATCAAAAATAAATAATAACAATTTAAAGATAAGAGCAATGAAACAGACAGTAAACGTATCAAACAAAGCTGAGGTTGTAGCAGCAGTTACAAGTGATTTTGATGGAGGTTATAACTATTTCGAAGGTGACATTCGTAAGGGTAATCTTAGAGCGCATGTAGTTAACTGCTTCTATGGTAACAAGTTGAGAATCCAGATTACCTATTGGGAAGATGGCAAGAGCGTGGCTGTTGAAACCGCTTCAACATGTTCAACAGCAAAAGGGATTGTTAGTAAGGTTTCTAAATTCTTAAACGTTAAGTAATCATGACAGCATTAGATTTCAATGATAGAGGACAAGCTTTCGTTTCATTCGATGAGTTCAACAACTATATGAATGAACGTCTGGAAGAAGGTGATTACACCAAAGAGAAAGACGGAATCACTTACTACTATAATAGTGGCAGTTATCTTATCGGCAAGTATGACAATAACGAAGGTTTCGGAATTACTTATTAATAAATACAGCCCTCGACACCGCGGTAAAGTCACAGCGTATGAAAAATATTTATGGAAAGACCATTAAGCCAAAGTACGAGGTCGCTCTTAAACAACATGTTAAAGGAAGTGTGGATGACGATTATGAAAGTATAGAGTTCCTTTCCGCTAACAACTATTGGGAGTCAGTCCGTATGGCTAAGAAGTATTCGTTTGGCATCGGTTCAGAAAATAAACGCTTTGCCGAAACCGATAAATTGGACGCTGGTCTTGCGCAAGTAACGGTAGTTTGTTATTATTCAGACGAAACATCAGACTACAACGAAGTATGGCAAGAAGAATATATTAATGGCAAGAAGACGGTAAGATATTAGTTTTGGGCATAACGGATAGAAAGATAAAAAGGTAACGACTGGTCCAACCAACTAGTCACAATAAGAGCAATGAAATGTTAGACAGAACAAACATTCACTTTAAGAAAGCAGTTAATGCTGTATTGGTAAAGGTTAGCAGAATACATAACAATACCATATCAGTAAGTATTAACCAAAGATTCATCGACATCACTATGTTG